TTCGCTGTGAAACCTGTTTTTATTTAGGCTTTTAGCTGCCTTTTCAAAGTCGCCTCCGAATTCCAAGTAAACCAACAATGCAAACGGCGAAATGCCTTTTTTTGTGGTGTCATAATCAGGCAAGTCAGTGGAGCTTGTGAAGCAGCAGAAAGCACCGTCGTTGCGTAGTGAACCGCTGATGCCTCGTGCTTTTCCTGGTCGTCGCCAGTGGCTACCCACTTCATTTTCAGATACTTTCGCCCATCCATTGCGTGAAAGTATTTCGGCAGGGTTCGCCGTCTTGTTGAATTCATCCCCTGGCCTGCTACCATCGTAGGAATCGCTATCGTAATCAATCGCCGCTTTACTTACGTCTGGCAGGTCGCTTGCATTTTCAAATGCTTGCGTTTTAATCACTAACGCGATTTCAACCGCATCACACAAATCGTCAAAACATCTTAGCAATTCATCCGGCGATACCTCTGCTGGTTCACCATGCTCACTCCAATAGATTAGCTCACCGCTTTCATGCACTGATTCAGGAAATACAGTTTGCAATCCAGTTGATCGCAATTCTGCTATCGTCTTTTTTTCCAGCCTGCTGTTTTTCCTCTTGTGAGTTTTAATGGGTGCCGTAACACGGTACAGAAAATGGCTTCGCTGATTGCTTTCTCTGCCGAATATCGCGTTCGTTTTGGGCAGATACTCAACCGCTAGTTCCCCCGCTTTCGGATTGTCTAAATCAATGTCAATTAGCCAGCCGCTTGGCTCGCCAAGTAACACGCCTACGTTGCAGCGTGCCTTAAAGTATTCGTGCATATTCGCCGCATTTATGCGGAGATTCTGCCAGCCTTCAACGATGGGAGCTTTGTGCATGAAAGGCACGGGGATGGGCATCCATTCGCGTTCAATGTACTCCATTACAGCGTGTTGCATTAGCCTTGCTCCCCATGTTCAAACCGTGCATAGCGAGCTTTTAGCCCAGCCTCTTCAACTTGATAGCATGGGTGTTTGTATTGGCATTGGTAAAGTCTCGGCATTTTGTGGAACTGATCAAAACAGCAATCAATGCCTTGCGATATATCAATTTGCTCTCTCCATACACCTACGTTTAGATTTAACAATCCGTTATCTGTTAGTGCTATATTTCTAGTCCATATTCCTTTGTGATATTCCAGCCCTGTTTGGCATCTAGTTTGATAGCGAAAGTCATCGTCATCGAAAAATGGTATTTTATCTAGCAGTAAGATTCCAATATGTTCAAACGAACAAACAAAATCAGGAAGTGGGCTGTTTGTTTCAACCCACGGCCAATCCATCAAAAAAACAATTTTCTCTAAATCATCTTTTGTGCAATTTGACCAGTCGGCTTTTATTTCAACCAAGCATTTGAATTCAGGAAGATAAAAATCAGGAAGCCAACGATGCCTTTGCCCATTCCAGTTTCTTTCGTAGCCCTCGCTTTCGTAAGTCCATTTCCACCCCATAGTATCGAAAAAAACCGCCCACCGAGCCTCTAATCGGCTTCTAAATCGGCAGCCTTTATAACGTGTTTCAATTGCTTTTAGCATTGTTTCAAACTCCATTTAGAAAACCTCATGCTCCCCGCTAGATACAAGGCCACCAACCACGCAAGATAGCAGAGGAGCATGAGTTATTTTGGATTCGGTTTGGTGGCCGTAAGTCGCACTATATCACACTCTCCCGCACCCTGTCAATCAAAACGGTATGTCGTCATCAACCGCCTGTTTCGCTTCCTCATATATCGGTTCGCCCCATTCGTCATAGTCAACCGGCTGTACTTTATCCTCTTGCCAATCTTGCGGTTTATCGCCGATCTCACGTTCTATTACCCGATGCCATTTGCCATCTTGCGTCGTGGTGATAGTATGCACTTGAGCTAACGCTCCTCGCTTAAATAGGTCAATTACAGAATCAATCGGTGGGTCGCCGATGTCAGCATCGGTCATTTCCATTACCCATTTCCACGCTTTCTTTCCCGCGAATCCTTCGTGTTCCAAGCATATCCATTCTGATATTTCCTTGCGGGAAATGTCGCCTGATTCGTTCTCTGGTTCTACTTCATAGCTCACTCGCAACGTATCCGGTTTACCATCTACCGATGATTTTTTACGATGCCTGCTCAGGTGCATCGATAGCACTTTCCATTTTTCCGGTTTTGCAAGGATTTGCGATTGCGTATCCGCTCTCGAATCAATACTAGAAAACAACCAACTACACTCGCAAACTTTCGTGGCGTTCGGCACCCAACAATTACAAGCAGGACATTGTTTTTTCCCTTCCCCTGGCTGATTCGATTCCAGGTTCTCGCGTGGTGCTGAAAAATTTTTCTGACCGTAGGAATCCGAGTCGATGGGGCCGTGCCGTTTAATGTTATTGCCGTAATCGACAACCAAACAATCTTGTTTCGATGGGTGAAGCCGAAAACCTCGCCCGCAAATTTGAGCAAACAACCCTGGCGATTGCGTAGCACGAAGTACAGCAATGGCATCAATGCAAGGAGCATCGAAACCAGTGGTTAGCACATCCACATTTACAAGCCATCGCAACTGTTGGGCTTTGAACGCTGCCAGTGTTGCTGAGCGTTCGAGCGGTATCGTATTACCTGTTACGATTCCGCATTTCTCGCCTGTGTTCGCTTCAATGATTTTTGCAATATGTTCGGCGTGTTGCACACCACTAGAAAAAATCAAAATAGATTTTCTGCCGTAGCATTTGATGATGATTTCTTCGCACGCTTCGCGTGTTTTACCGTCATCATCAAACAGCGTTTCTACTTCACTGGCGATGAATTCGCCAGCACGCGTGTGAAGTTTACTTGTATCGTAAATCTCTTTTGTGATCTCTGTAGTAACGGGGCAAAGGTAGTTGCCTGCAATCAAATTCGGTATCTTCGCCGAGTAGCACACGCCGTTAAAAAGTTTGTCCGCTCCGCAGATGGTGCCAGTCGATGTTCGGTACGGCGTGGCTGTTAAGCCGATGATCTTTAATCGCGGATTTAGTTCGCCGAGATCGCCGATAAACTTGCGATACATGCCGTCGTTATCATCCGGCACTAAATGCGTTTCATCAATGATGATTAAATGCCTACGGCCAAAATCGGCAGCTCGCTTGTAAACGCTTTGAATGCCCGCACAAATAACATGGTCATCCATCGCGAAACGTCGCAAGCCTGCCGAAAATAACCCGCAGGTAATGCCCAATGGGAGAAGTGATTTAATCTTCTCCGCGTTTTGTTCGAGCAGCTCCTTGCGATGAGCTAACACCATTACGCGGCCATTGAATTGCTGTACTGCGGCGCGGCATAGTTCGGCGATCACCAAACTCTTGCCCGCGCCAGTCGGTAAAACAATCACCGGATTACCGGCATTGCGGCAAAGGTAATCCCAGGCCGCAACGCATGATTCCGATTGATAGCCGCGTAACGTGTAGCTCATGGCTTCCATGCTCTAAAAAACTAGAATGGGTTACTTGGCAATTGTGCGGGAGGATTCGTCGCCGGTGGTATCGGTTGCGTAGGTGGTGCAATTCCTTGCGATGCGGTAAGCGGCTTGAATTTCGTAATCGAATTCGAGGCGTCATATTCTTCGTTGGGAGGATTCACTTTCACGATTGCGATACAAGGTTTGTTCATTAACTGACTCGAATCGTTGATTGTCAATATATTTACCGCGCGGCCGAGTGAAGACAGTTTGCTTGAGCCAATCTGCACCCATTGTTGCTTGCCTGTGTCGATGTTTGTGGTAAAAAATGGAATCTGCTCAAAGATTTTCTTGTTGGCGAATTCATGTGGTGGCAACACTTGGAATTCGGAATGTAAAACTTTCGTTTTGCCATCTTTGTTAAACTTCACTTCACCCTTCGTCAGGCACACCGGATACTCACCCTTTGGCAACACATTGGCTGCGTTGTTCTCCGGTGCGTTCGCGTCGAATCCGCCTAAATTTCCCATGCTCATAAATCAATCCTTTCAAAAAAAACGACAACACAAAAAACTAAAACACTTCAGATGCTTCTTTCAAAAGCTGTTCGCTAAATCCCTTGCTTGGTTTACTCGTTCCATCAATTACTACACCTGCTAAATTGCCTTGCGGTTGCTCGGCAACCGGCGGTAATGGTTCGATGATTGCAGCAGGCTTGATGGTTCGATTTGCTTGGATATATTGCATGTAAACGCACCAGGCGTTCTCTTGCGGCAGTGTTAAAACACTTGGCATATTTAATCGATTCTTCGCGGATGCGAACGCCGATTCGCTCGCCAACATCTCGCGTTCCTCCGTGCCAACTGCCACGCCTCGCGTCTTGTTGAACCCCACGTCTTCCGTGCGAACAAACTTTTTCTTACGCATGAAAAATACTTCATCGCACCACTCTTGCACGATCTTTCCAGCCCCCTCGTTGTTTTTATTGGTGAATAATCCAGGTGAGAATCTATCGTACTCTTGCCCCTCTGGATTCTTCACGTGCTCAATTTTAACGTGAGCCAATAGCACGATCATCATACGGCGTTGCCGGTGAATTGCCTGCAACCAATTCAATACACTTTCCCAGAGCGGGATGGCACGCGGCAACCCCTTTCCGTAGTCAATGTCGGAAACGGTTTCCACGCCTGCCTTGCCCGCAATGTGATTGAAAATCAATCGCTCTAGCCAGTCTGCTGAATCGATAACAAGCGTGACAAAATCATGCGGTTGTGAATAAAAGAAATTCAGCGTTTCCATGAATTTCAAATAGTTCACAATCGGTTCATCCCACCTCGCGACATCTAAATCGCGTGTACCGCCCTCGATATCGAGGAACACCGGATTAGGTGCCCCCGCTGCAAACGATGATTTGCCGATGCCGTGATCGGCGTAGAGCAATAGCTTTCGTGGCCCTGGAATCTTTCCTTTGACAATACCCATTTCAACACCTCATAAATTAAATATATGACACAACAAATACTTCACCAAAATCACCAGTGGCTTTTGTTTCCACCTCAATTTTCCCCATTTGAATTCCGTAGTTCACATCGCTCGAAAACATAATCTTGCCACTCTCGAAAACAACCATCGCGTGAAAATGATCGATAAACTTCCGTTTGATTACCTCACGTTGCCCATCGATGATAAGCACACTGCCGACGTTTACCCGTGGCGTTTCCGGTTGCCCAATGAACCGCTCATTGTGTTCGCGGATATACTCGGCTTCGTCACTGGCTTGATCTTGCTGGTAGACGTTCATTGTGCTCCATTCTTGCATCATCATTTCGTTTTTTCATCCACTGTTACTTCATCCACTGTTACACGAAGTGGCTGCATGAGAGCCTTGCATCATCATTTTCACCGGTGCAATCCGGCGTCCCAGAATACGCTTCTGGTGATTCCATTTAATCAATCTTTGTTTCGTTTAATTCCCGTTTTCCAAACCATCAAACACTTCGTTAATCTCCGCGTCGCTCGCGGTCGCTATCCATTTAGCAAGATGGGCGTAGCGAGTGATGCCGCTCCGTGCCCACAATCCTCCAATGGTAAACGCAAGGCATGTTACACGCTCTTGCACTGTCTGTGCGTGCGTGCCATCGGGGGAAATACTTATTGGTTCGATCTTGTCAGCAAGCTGCTTCGCGACACTATCGACCATGCGGCCATACTCCAAGGCGTCGGCCTTGAGTTCCTTACGCTTCTTCTCGATTGTCACTCGCAGATTCTTGACAATCATGCGAGCGTTGTGAACGGTATCGAGTCCTTTTTTATCGTTCACGCTTTCGACTTTCAGCGGCATAAAATCCGCTTTCATTTTGTCGATCTCCGCCTCTGCTTGCCGGAATTTAACGAGTTCCGGTTTCTCGGTGAGTAATTCTGTAATGCTCATCTTGTCTCCTTTGGGAAAGTCTTTTTCATTCGCTCCAACCGTGAACGATCTTGGCGACAGGATTCGTTTCTGGCGTATCGCCTTTTTTGATTGCGAGGAACAACCGTTCAATCGGTCGTTCGCTGTCTCCTTGCAAGCCGTGGACGATTTGACAATCAACATTTGTTTTTTTGGCACCTGCCGCCAGTGCGAGAGTACCAACCAGACAACCGCATTCGCCATCGTAATAACAGGAACCGTTTATGCGGCCTTGCTCAAGAGCGGTTATCAACGCTGGCACCTCGGCAGGAGCAAAGGCTAATACTGCGTAGAGGTCGTTTTCCGCATCGCTTAAATTCACACCGCGTAAATCCGCATCGCTTAAATCCGCATCGCTTAAATTCACACCGCGTGCATTACTCGCTGTTTCGCTGCGATACAAAACCGCACTCGTATATCGATTCAAAATTTCAAACATGTTCAACTCCTTAAATTAAATTTCCTTCGTTCGTAATCACCACATCATGCGTTTGCAATTCGTTCCATAGCTCCCATTGGTCGATACGCTCGTTGTTGTCGAGGATCGCGTATATCGTCCAACCGTCGATTACCTTGGCTACCACCTTGCGACGCTCGCCACGCCAAGTGAATTGATCGCCTAAGCGTATGCCGATTACTTGCGGACGTGAGCGGATGATTTCGTTTTGCTCGCGAATGTGATCGTTCATATCGAGTTCGTTTTACTGCTGTTGGAATTCGTATGGTGTCATAATTATTGCTTTCGTTTGTCAATTCCGAATAATACATCCCCATAAACTTCAGGAAACTTCTCGCCGCTAACAAACTTAATTAGCTTCATCTCTCTCCCTTGCATAAAAGTGTTCCAGGCTTTGACAATTGCAATAGCCTCTTCGTAAATCGTTAGCTTTAGCCGCACTGAGATGCTTCTGCTCGATTCTTTATTTGCAGCTTTCGATTGAAAAAGCCTTTCGCGAAGCGTGTATATTGGGTTTGCTGCACCCAGCATTTCACCCGTGTCTAGCCGAGTAAAGAATGATTCACACTTGTCAACGTCTATCCTGTTGCATAAATAGTGTAATAACCCCATAAGGCTAGGATTAGCCAGCTTTCTTAGCGAAGTAGATATTTTTATCGAATCCGCGATGCTAGGATTCTTTCTCACAAATTCAAGCACTTCGCAATTCTGTGGGGTGTACCCAATGTTACATCCAACTCCCGGCAAGTACCCCTTTCTCCACTGGATTATTTTCGTTGCTATCGCGGCCAGTTTGTTTGTATCGACGTTCCCATCAATGGACAGCACATCGGATGCTGATCTCTTTCGTCCAGTGTCAAAGGTAGAGAAAGCATTTTTCGCGGCGACGTTAAAAACAACATAAGATTTAATAGGCTTGCCGCTTCTCGAAACTGCCGTTAATCGGTGCTGACCTTGAATCAATCTTCCTGCATCGTCGAAAACGATAGCTTCACCATTAAGCTCCCATAACTCCTTATCCATCGCGACTGTATATCTGGTTACGATTGTTTCGTTTAATGGCCTGTTCATTGTGTTCCTGACTAGCCATTGATCTGCAAGCTTTGGCGTAATCTCGACAATCCTGCAATTTTCCGCTTTGGTTCCGTAATCTAGCGGATTGATAACTTGAGAACCCATGAGAAACTCCTTTATGAAAATATGTTACTCAACTAAACTTCTATGCTCAATAAAACTCTCAACCACCACCGCCCGCGTGTTCCAACGTGGCAAACAATCCGCACCAACGAACACGATTTGACAGTTTCGACACTCGATAAACTCCGCGTAGAATTGGGAAGCGGGTCGATGAAGTGGCGGACGGTTGCAAAAGGGACAATTAAGGGGTTTCATCGGTGAAGCCTGCGAGGAGCGGTTGTTTTTAGTTGCTCATTACATTCGCCGCGTACTCAAGATTCCGGCAGGCGTCTGTATAGTATTCCGTTTTTAA